TGTTTTCTGATACGCATCGTCAATGTGTTCAAGCATCGTATTATGGATGCTATCAACACTATAATTCGAATTCATGTTCTATCTTCACCTCTTCCCCTGTATTAGTAACTACTGTGAAATAAAAAATACCAGCATTGAATTGCCAATCTTTAACAACTACAACGCATGGTACTTTGTTCATGATACCCTCGGTTATTCTTCTTTTGATTTCAGATACTTTATATGCTCGTGGCAATCTGTACCCTAGTAGTTTGGTTAGATCTAAACCGAAACTATCACTATAGATTAAGTATTTCTTCATTTCAGTACGAATAAATAACTCAATCCATTGTTTAATTGCTTCAATCTGTGTATCTTCTACATTACGCCCATCTTCAAATACAAAACGATGTGTTTTATAGTCGAATTTAAATGACCGCCCTACTTTATGTTGTGCGTTCGTAGCAGTTTTAGTAGATTGAATGGAATTAGTGAAGTTGTAATCTGTAGGAAACATCATACCCCCTCTTTCACAATATCAACGATAAAAAAATGTTGCTCGTTTTCATCTGGAATAACAAGCACTTTATCGCCAGCTTTCCATAATTCATTAAGCACTATCTTGCCCTCACCTTGTGCATCGTAATCAGATTTAGGACCAGCTGGACACCCTTTATGTGTCATTTGGCCACTATGTCGATAAGAGTATGTAGTGATATGGTGAATTAACTGAAAGCATACATATCCATTGGATGCATCTATCATAAACTTACCATCTCTAATAGCTACCTTCCATGGTGAAGTACTGATAACCTCGCCTAGACAAGCACCTATCCGTATAGGGTTAGTACGTTCTTTGAACATAGATGCCATTTGACTGTGCCACTCTTCCATATATACCCCCTATGACATTCTAATTACTTTAGATGGTGCTTCGCCATTATGCCACGCATAATTGGCATCAGAATAAAACATAGCATGACCTTTACTGCTACTGTTACCAAAACCACCGCCTGCACCATCGGAAATAATAACATGGTCATTATTGCCATATACAAGTAAATCACCTTTCTTAGCATAGCCATTAAAGGCTTCTACTTTATATCCAGCGTTTTGGGCATTACCAACTAATGTTGGTACATCAGCTACACCCATTTCCGCCTGTTGCTTTAAGAATGGACTATAATAAGAACCAGCCTTGACTGCCACATCTACGCACCCATTATCACGATATACGCTTTCATATCCGTTGAGTGCGTTCATACCAGCATCAACTTGTGTAGCATTAGCAGTGCTATTTGTTGCATTTGGTGTAACTGTTGTAGTTGTGCTTGTTTTATACTTGCTTGTATCAAGTTCTTTAGTTACACGCTTTAGATCTAATGTCATAGTATGATTAACTCCATAATTATGTTTGCAATTCTCTACTATGAATTTATCGTGTATGTCTACTGTGTAATCATCAATTATAATAATGCGACCACTCCTTACTGTATCATCACCTAATAATGTTAGGTTTAGCTTTTCAGCTACCTTATTTGTATCTTGAATGGTCTTTTTAGCAATTTGAGCGGTCTGTGCTTGTTTCTTATCATCAACTTTAACAATTTTCTTTATTAAGCCGTATTTCTTGATGCTTTCATCATCTTGGATAGTTGACTTAACCGATGTGCTTTTTTCTTTACTTGAGATAGCCACGATGCTATTACGCATATCTTCCATGCTTAAATCTCTTGAATAATTGTTAATAGGTTGAGTGATAACTTTATCTAGCACTAAATCCTTGTAGTCCTCAACGTGTATCTTGCCATCTCGGTATTCTAAGCGGTACTTATAGCCTGTTTCTTCTGTGGCTTGCTTGATAATATCCTTAATAACATCAGATACTGTTTCACCTTGATATATTTTCTTGATTTTCGTCTTAATATCAGCCACATTACCCAAAGGCACGTTATTTTCACTACACACCTTTTTGATAGCTTCAAGGCCACTAACACTATTGAATTGAATTTCTATCTCTGACTTGTTGAGATAAAAGCAGTAATCAAAGCAAGTGTAACTATATTTGTTAGCACCGCTTTGTTTTTCTGCAACTACAATTCCTTGAAAAACTACTTGCTCTTGTTGTTCTTCGTTCAGTTGCGTTGTAGCACTCTTGTTATTGTTGCTTAATTGGTTACTAAACTCAATCTTGCCACCAATAGCAAGCCGTGTACCCATGAGGTTAAAGTCGAAAGGGTTATCTGCCAAATCAAAGGTAAACTCTTGACCTAATGTATCAATACCATCTGACCTTTGATAGTTATTTGTATAAGCGGTAATTTCACGAGTTTCAGTAACATCTTTACCATCTTTGTCTTTAGTTGTATTCGTATACTGTAACTTCATTTCTTAACCGCCTTACTGTCAGTAGCTTTTGCATCTGCACCCTTATTTTCGCCACCAGTCGAAGATTGAGCCGTAGTTGATGTATTAGTATATACATACTCTTCAATGCCTATTGTGGCTTTAATATCGCCAACTTTATCGTATGTGTATGATAGATCATTAATGACACATGGCATATTAAGGATTTCATTGCCGTCAGATTGAATAATACATATCCGCATCACGGCTTTCATCTGCCGTTGTGCTTGAAAGAATTGCAAGCATTGTAGTCCATCGCTACCATTACCACGAATAAAAGAGTAATCCTTATTAATCGGTAACAAGATATTATCTAGGCTTAGTGTTCGTAGTCCTAACGGCCCTATAAGTTTAATATCGCCCCTAAGACCATTAAAGGTTTCGTTGGCTTGTGGCTCATTAATCGTAGGTAAAGGGTTAGGTACTACAGGTAGTGTAATGTATTCATCTGTTAATTCAGAGTGAAATACAATATCTGTAGTTGGTTTTCGTTCGGCATAATCTAAAATCTTACCGACTAGACCATGTGAAATCTTATCAGCAAACTTAGTAGCACGAGTTACCGCTAACTTTTGCAAGTCCGCTTGTTTCGTCATTAAGCGTTGCTTCATTACGCTTTTAGCGTTATCTTGAAAACTCATTTCACACCCCCCTACATATTGCCCATAGCTAACATAACTTTATCTGTTACGTGTCTACCGCACGCATCCATAAAGTCTTCATTACCAATCACATTGCCCTGTACTGTTACATTGACTGTTACATTACCACGGCTACTTGCTAATTGTTTCATGCTTTCATCGTGTGGAATTACTTGTGATCCATTTGGTAGATTGATAATTTCGCCACGTTGATTTTCGTTGACATATGTCGCTCCACCTTTCCAGTACTCTGTACCAGTTGCATTATGTTCACCAGTTACACGGCCTACAGTATTGTTATATAGCCATGCTCCACCCTCTTTGATAGCATCGATTTTTTCGCCAGCCCATTGCAATTTATCTTGAACCCAGCCAAGCACATCCTGTGCAACAGATTTGATAATTCCAAAGTAACCATTAAAGATTTTGACTAATCCACTAAAGGCCATATCCCAATTGCCAGTGAATACACCAACAAGAAAATCAATGATGCCATTGAAGATTTGCATAACACCATCAAGTATAGGACTCATAATCTCCATAAATCGGTTATAGATAGGTGTAACTACTTCTATAACACCATTTACAAATTCCATGCATCCACTTACTAGGCTATTCCATAATTCGGCAGCATAGGTTGAAATTGCATCCCATACAGATAGCGCTACTTCCTTGACTGTTTCCCAATTATCAATTAATAAGTATAAACTAATTGCTATTGCAGTAATCGCAAGTAAAATTGGATTAGTCATCATTAACATACTTAACAACCTTACAACTTTGATTACAGTCATAAAGGCATTAAATATAGAAACCAATATAGGAATGACCCCAGCTATTACATTAAAGGCAACGAAGCCAGCAACAATTACTTTAAGTACTGGTAACAAAAAACCTAAATTTTCAGTACACCACTTAATAACACCACCAACAGTAGATAGTACGCTTTTAACTACATTCATACCTTCTGTTAGATTTGTCTTAATTGTTTCTTTATTTTCTGTAATAACTTGTGCGATCCATGTAAAAGCACCACTAAATGTGTTAAATATGTCTTGAATAACTGGTGCAACTATTGGCATGATTGTGCTAACCATATCAATAAAGGCCTTTTGCATTGGCAATAGACCTTTACCAATTGTAGCCATTAATGCTGCTTGTTGGTTCTTCATCCGTTTGAGTTGCCCATCTGGTGTATTAGCTAATATTTCATTCTGTTTAGAGAATGTACCATTAACTACTTCATTAATAGCAGCCAGTCGTTCTGCTTCTGTACCATTCTTGATGATTTCCTTTTGTGCTTCCGTTAAAGGTATCTTCATTTTGCTTAAACCAGCTACATCGCCATTAAATGCTCTACCGATTGCTTGTGATGCTAACTGTGCATCTTCTGCCGTAGCATTGATGCCAAATTTACCAGCTACTAAATTGGTTAATGCTTCCGATAAACCTTCTACTTTATCAACAGGAACATTCCATTTATTAAGCTCTTGATACCCAGCACGAATAGTGCCAGCAGAGATAACCCCTACTTGCCCCCATTTGGATGCATACTCATTTAACTGCTTTTGTGCAGCATCTAGCGACTCTGCGGATTTATCATACAAGGAATTGTTATTGGCCAAGCTATTACGCAATAATGTTTGAGATAACTCTGCACTTTTTGCCGTCTCTAGTGCTTTTTTGCCATAATCAACAATAGCACCAACACTAGCGAACGCACCCAAGCCTGACATAGCTAATCCCATCTTGCCGATGCTACCAGCAATGCCTAAGAATTTGTTATTAATTCCGTTGCCGAAATTACTTAACTTATTCTTCATGGCTACCATCTTGCGTTCTGTGTCTTTTGCACTATCCCCAGCCTTTTTCATAGGTGTAGTAAATTGGTCTTTAAGCCTAAGTAATACGTTAATACTTTTAGCCATTATTGCCCCTTTCTAAATCTTCCATATCCAATTCGAAGCACGCATTATAAAACGTGCGTTCTAATGGATCTAATGCAAGTAACGAGGATAATGTATGGCCTTTTTGCATATAATAGCGGAACATTGTTAGTTCCCTGTCCGCTCTTATTGCTTTTTTACATCTTCAACTGGATTAGAAATACCATACATACCCAAGATGGCTTCACCTAGTGCAGTAATATCTTCCACGCTATCGTTTAACACTTTATACACTACATCCGTAGGTTCAGCACATTCATATTTAGCTTGTAATTCTTTATTCTTAAACAAAGGAACGCATGCATAGATAAGTTGTACCATCGCATCCATCACTGTGGACAGCGTAGCATCCTGTTTGATTTCATCCATAATGCGTAACACAGTTGGTAATGGTTGATGAATTACAGTCAATTCACCACCTAAACCTTTAACATATACGTCTTTGGATTGAAACCCCTCTTGCATATTGCGATTAAGTAAATCTTCTAGTTGTAATTTAGCCATATATTATCCACCTCACATTAAAAGGAAAGGCGATGCATTAAGCACCGCCTATATATTAAAGAATTAAGTCTAAGTAGTTGTAATCAGCAAATTTGAAAGGATAACTTTCTTCTTGTACCTTTTTGTTTTCAAATCCATGTGTTAATTCATCCAAAGTAACACCAGTTAATTCGATACGTTCTGCACCATTTACATCTGGGTCTGTTAATTTAGATACAATTTTAATATCTGGTACACTACCATTTTTGATTTTACCAGCAATCTTTTGTGCTACACGGCTATCGATTTTGTGGAGTACTAATGTACCAGCACCCTCAAAACCTACCAAGCGTTGATGTACACCCATTTCGCCGTTAATGTCTACCGCTTCATATTTAAGGGAGATTTTAGCTTCAAAAGATTTAACATTTGCATATAATTCGCCATCAATCCATACCTTACCAAATTGGCCACGCAAGATTTGATTATGAATGTCTTTACTTGCCATACTTTACCCCCTTATTCCATAGTAATTTGGAAGGACAAATCTTCCATAGCATCCAAGATTTTAACTTTAGCAGCAATAAATACAGTAGACTTGAAGGACATTTCTTTAACCTTCGCTTCATCCCAATCTTCCGCTTCTATTTTGCCTACAGATAACCATGCTTGCCGTTGGTTTTCTACATCAACAAACGCATGATTGTCATATTCTGGATCTAAAATTTCACCATTAACAACTTTAGTTAAGGATTTGAAATAAGCGTTTACAGAAGAAATAAACAAGTATTGGTTATCCAAGTGGTTCTTATACTTGCCTACATAATACTTTTTGAATGTAGAGTATAAATCTTCTTGAATTAAGTCCATAGACTCAACAATAATGATTTTACGCATATCTTCTGTGTCAGTAGATGTGAATGTAGTCAATGTATTAACACCACGGCCAACACGCACTACATTATCTTCATCATCATTGATAAGAAGCAACCAGCCTTCATCAGTCCACTTATTTACATCTTTTTCTGCAGTAACATAAGAGTTATCTACATAGTCTAAATCTTCCAATTCATAATATGTAATGCTGCGGTTCATTGGCAAGTTAGCCAAAATGGATGTAATACGTGGTAAGTAATCAGTCATTTTAACATTAGTGCCAGCTACCGCATCAGCTTCATGTACAAAATTACCTTTCATATTTACTACATGCTTATCATCTGCCACCGCTACGTTAGCAACTACGCATTTAACCTTACGGCCTTTAGAGATAACATTACGGCTTTTAGTGTAAGACACTAAATCTGTTTGCCATTCTGCCACAGTTGTACAAGCCCAGTTATATTTAATACGGTCTAATACTTGTTTAATATCTGCAAATGCAGTTGTTTTAGTTGGAACGTGTAACACTACTACTTTGTTTACATTCACATAGAAACAACGCTTCAACAATTTAATTGTATCGGCATTATATTTCTTATCGGTAATATCTGCTTCAAATTTGAATACATCATAGCCGATTTCTGTTTGTTTATCGTCTTTAACGATAATTAAAGCCGTACCACGTTCAGAACGTAATACTGCAGATACTGCCTTTTGAATAAAGACAATATCAATATTTGGTAAGCCAATCGCCATTTTATGCTCCTTTTACCCATTAAAAATAGCACCCATACATGGTGGGTGCTATAACTATTGTTCTGTTGACTTTTGCAACTCTCCGTTGACTAACAGCTCTTCCATGTAAGGTGCATCTGCTTCTGGTCTGTTTTGATAGATCGTTACATCAAAGTTAATGATATATGACATATCGGCCTTATTGATTGTTTCGACTATATCAGATGCAGTTATACTAAATCCATCTGCTACGCTAACAGGCATTGCTAACATCTCACGCAAGCTTTCTCTTGCTTTGAGTAAGTTTAGATAGCCAATCTCACGCTTTTCATTGAAGTAGTAAATATAGATATTAAGCGTATCACCCCTTAGGATTTCGCCTATATCTTCATTATTAAAATCTACTACCTCAATAAAAAATGATGGTCTAGTAAATCCCTCTGATATATCCCTATCATTAACATCACATCCCAGTAGTTCCCTGCATCTTACTGTTAGCGCTTTAACAATGTCTACTGCTGTAACCACTATCAACCTAACCCCTTTTCGTCTAGCATTTTATCTACGAACTCTTCCGCCATAGATTGATATTCAGACGGAAATGCCTTGGCCGTTTTTCCCATGATATTTTTACCCCTTACAAATGCTTCCCCTGTATTGCCAACTATAAGCTTAGGTTTTCCTTGTGATTTATGGCCAAGCATTACATGTCCATGTTCAACTAACCATGCATGTGGTGCTGTATTTTTAACACGGACTTGCCACTCATCCTTGCCATATTTATATGCTCTATCACGTTTTAACCCTTTAACAAGGTTCTTTGTGCCTTGCGTAGTACCTCTTTTATAGTTATTTCTGGCATTAGCTTTTAGCTTATTGCCAGCACGTTGCAAGAAGTTTTTTGTATCCTTTGGGAAATCTTTATTTGCTAATTCCAATAATTCTTCCGTAAATTCGCTTAGGCCTTCCGTTTCAATATCAACACTCATTAGATTACTACCTCTGTAAATATCTCTAACCGTTCTTTGTTTAAGTACGGATCCATAACATATAAGATATTATACTTTTGACCTTCAATGATAAGCCACATATCTGGCTCAATATCATTTCTATATCTGCAAATAATCTTATGTGTGGTTCTAGCTAATGTTGTTTCAGCTGTTCTACCGCTTAATAGTCCACCTGTTTGTGGAATTACTCCACAAAACATGTTGCCTAGGATAGTATCCACTATTGGATACTGTCCTAGTTCATTCATTGCATCAGATTTCCTATTAGCATGTATTTCTGCTTCATGTTGTAAAAGAGTGCTTAGTCTACCCTTTCTGTACATATTGGTACCCCTCCATTAAATTCATAGAGTACTTATCCAATATAGCTTGCGTGGTAGGATTAATAATTGCATTTTCTACTGCGGTATATGTTCGATTATCATAAAACTCTCCACATAATGCCATTACTGCCATTGCCATATCATCGTATTCATCTAGTGCTTCTTTTGATAAGCCTGTATATGTAGCACAATATTCAACTGCAGCAGGCAACACCATATCAAGAATAGGCTTACTTGCAGTGGTTACTTCTACACGGATATAGTTAGCTACAATTTCTATTGTCAGTTCACTAACTTTCATAGACTATTCCTCGTCTTTATCCGTCTTTTTCCCTTTTTTGGTTTCATTTACTTCTTCAATATATCCAGCATCCATTAAATCATTTGCAATTTCCGCATCAGAAATCTCAATAGTGCTGCCTTGTGCGGCAGATACTACCCCACAGAAACTAACCAAGACTTTATACATCATATATAATTCCTCCTATTATGCCATTGCTAATACTGCAATACGTTGCTCATCAACAATCTTACCGTCAATTTCAATATATCCTGCAACACCTACTGCATATTGTGTAGCAAATCGTTCTTGTAAAACTGTAATTTCTGCGCTATCTCCGCTAAGTTTAGTTGCATAGCCTTTAAGGTCTGCAAATACCGCTACTTTAGCTTTAGTTGCAATTTTTGGCATATTGTCAGACTCAAATACAGGGCGCCCCAACAAAGTATATCCAAAGCCATTTGTTAAGTCTTTATTCAACAAATACTCGCCTTGTGCATTTTTCAACTTGGAGCATGCTTTGAACGTATCTGTATTCATGATAAATACACCATTGCTACGGAATTTTTGAGGAATTGTAAGTTGTAAATTAATAAGATCGTCAGCAGTAATTGCAGATGCTGCGCCAGCAGTTACTTGTTGTTTAGCTTGTAGTAAACCTTGAATTTTAGTAGAGCCAGTAAGCATTTCATTATCAAGGAATGTAATAATTGATTCTGCAATTTTTGTAATTACATAATTTACAATGTCAAATCCAACGTTGTTAATTAAGGACTTAGATACTTTTGTAAGTACACCTACAACATTGCCTTTTAATACTACAGATTTGAATTTGTTGGTAGTGCTTTCCAATTCTTGGAACTCACCTACATATGCGCAAGTAGTCTTAGATGTAGATTCATCTTCTACTATAAATACCAAATCACCTTTTACATCGTAGAAATCAGAGAATTGGATGATTGGCGCAACACGTTTTACTGTGGCAATGATTCTGTCTGCAATTGTTGTAGGAATTACTACACCATTATCACCTTTAGATAAATTTACTTCAGAACGTGTTTCTACATCAGAAAATGTTGTTTCGCCACTGCGTAAGAAGTTAGCAAATGCACGTTCTTCTGCCATTGCCTTTTCTTTTTCATCTACATTTTCGCCTTTATTA